GCCCCTGCTTTTACACTTCAAAAAGGAGATGAGAGAGGTGGTTTAAAATGGCAAGACCAAGAAAATATTCAAAAAAATTTTTAAAAGAATTAGCAAAGAAATTTGAAAGATATATAGAAGAAACTGAGATTCCAATAATCGCAGAATTTGCATATAAAAATAATATTGATAGAACTCTTTTATATGATAATGAAGAGTTTTCCACGCTATTAAAAAAGTGTATAGCAAAGAAGGAAGCTCAACTTGAAAAACTTTCTTTAGAAGGAAAAATAAATACTACTATGGCTGTTTTTTCTCTAAAGCAATTAGGTTGGACAGATAAACAGCAAACTGAACACACCGGTGGCATCAACGTTAAAATCGTTGATGATATCAAATGAGACGACTATCTCATTTAATTGCTCCGAGTTTCTATGATGTTCATAAGGATATAAAAGAAGAAAGGCATTCAGAGTATTGGCTAAAAGGTGGGAGAGGATCGACTAAATCAACATTTATAAGTTTAGAAATAATATTAGGAATTTTAAAAGATAAAAAAGCAAATGCTGTAGTAACTCGTAGATACCATAATGAGTTAAGAGATACAGTATATGGCCAATTTATCTGGACAATTACAAAATTAGGTTTAGAAGCTTTATTTAAATTTCAAGTATCCCCGATGCAAATAATTTATATTCCAACAGGGCAAAAAATATTATTTAAAGCTGCAGATAATCCACGAAAGATTAAATCTATTAATTTAGGTAAGGGATATATTAAATATGCATGGTTTGAAGAAGTGGATCAATTTGCAAATATGGAAGAAATTAGAAATATTTTACAATCATTGTTTAGAGGCGGAAATCATAAAAGGATAGCTTTTTATTCATTTAATCCACCAAAAAGTGCACGAGATTGGGTTAATCAAGAAGTTAAGATAGAAAAAGAAGGGCGTTTAGTTCATCATTCTACTTATTTAGATGTTCCACGCGAATGGTTAGGTGAAACATTTATAGCTGAAGCGGAACATTTGAAAAAAGTCAATCCAGTTGCATATAGACATGAATATCTTGGTGAAGAAGTTGGAACGGGTCTTGAAGTGTTCAATAATGTTGAATTAAGAAAAATTACAGATGATGAAATAAAAACATTTGACAAAATATATCAAGGTTTAGATTTTGGTTATGCTATTGATCCGTTAGCGTTTGTTAGAGTTTATTACGATAAAACACGAAGACGAATTTTTATTTTCAAAGAAATATATGGACTTGGAATTTCAAATAGAATGTTCGCAGATAAATTAGCAGATTTCGAAAAACGAACATTAACTATTGCAGATAGCGCAGAACCAAAATCAATAAATGAATTGAAAGTAGATTATGGACTTAATATTAAAGGAGCAAAAAAAGGTGCAGGAAGTGTTGAATATGGAATTAAATTTTTACAGGATTTGGAAAAAATAATAATTGATCCTAATAGATGTCCTTACACAGCAAAAGAATTCATTAATTATGCACTTGAAAGGGATAGCAAGGGAAATATAAAAAGTCAATTCCCTGATAAAGATAATCATGCAATTGATGCTGTTAGATATGCACTCGAAATTGAAACAACAAGAGCAAAGGTTAAAAGTAGCAACATTGATATTTTGTGAGGTGAAAATATGGAATTTACACCAAGTTTTAAAGATTTAATGGCCAGTTTTTTTGGTGTTTATACTGTGGATTACATAAGGAAAAACGGGTTATTTGTAGTATATGACAAAAACAAAAAGGTTAAATTTGCTACTAAAAACATAACTAATTTTTCTGAAGATATTATCTTAACAGATTTAGCTTTTATCTTTGGTGAATATCAAACTATAACAAGCGAAGATGAAAAAGCAACAGAAATAATGAATACTATTTTGGAAAATAATAATTGGGATATGTTAAAATTTCTTACAGTTTTACAAGGGTTGATATTAGGAACGACCGTATTGAAAGCCGGAATTGATGAAAAAGGAAATGCAAGAGTTGAACTGGTTAAGTTAATGGAAAGCGATTTGAAGCCTGTATTTGAAAATAATACATTTCAATACTGGGAATTAAAAACTAAAATAAAAGAAGATATGGGAAACTCAAGAAAATATGAGATAGTAGAACAATTTTCAGATGAGTTTTATAAAAGATTTGAAGATGGGAATTTAATAATTGATATTCCTAATCGTTATGATATTCCATGGTTATTTGTGATTCAAAATAGGCCTTCATTAACACATGAATGGCGAGGTAAAAGCGAATGGGATAGATACCGTAACTTAATAGACGAAATTAATTCAAAGTATTCTAAAATTTCAAGAATGGAAGATATATTTGCTGATCCAAAATTTATAGGAACTGGTATATCAGATGCTTCAGAGTTGCAGTTAAGTGATAAGATGTGGTTTGTTGCTGATCCTTCGGCAAATATTAAAGTGATTGAGATTCAGGGTAATGTATTGGTGCATACATTAAAGACAGCCGAAAAATTAGAAGGCATTTTAAAAGACCAAGCCCCAGAACTGATATTGAACAATATTGATGCTGTTTCAGGAAAAGCGTTAAGGCAAAAGCTTACAAAGTTAGAAAAGAAAATAAAAACATTAAGAGATACTTATTTCTCACAGTTCAAAAAACTGTTTTCTTTATTGTATGAAATGCAAACAGGGAATAAAGCAATATTTGAATATACGGCTGATAGTGTAATTCCTATTGATGAAGATTCACTTATAAATAAATTATCAATACTTGATTCAATGGGAATAATTTCAAAAGAAACTATAGCTCAAGAACTTGGATATGATTATAAAGAAGAATTAAAGAAAATGGCAAATGAAAATCCACTAAGTGGAGTTGATATTAATGAGCCAAGATTACTGGAATAGTCTGGATAAACTTTCGAGTGAGTTTATAAGAGAATTACTCAAACTTCAGAAGAATTATATTAAAGAAATAGAGGATATTTTAGATAGTGAAGCAACAGTTACTCCAAAAACTTTAAAACATAAATTAAAAAAGTCAAAAGCTATGTGGAATGAAATGATTAAGGATGTAAAAAACAAATATAAAAAGAAACAAAAAGAAGCATTTGATAGATTTATTGAAGAGATAATTAAGAAAGAAAATCTACAAATTGATTTTAACAAAATTGATTGGGACAAAATAAACAGACTATTTGAAGCTGGATTAAAATTCATGGATAACTATTCTGATGATGTAGTAAAGAAAATTAATACACAATTATATTTATCATTCATAAATGGTGAAAGTTTTAAAGATGCATATAAAAGAATAAAACCAATAGGAAACAGCAGAGCACGTCCTTCAATAATGATAAGAGACCAAATGAGTAGAATTGCCCAGGAAGCAGTAACTCAGGCTTATACAGCTGATAAAAATGCGGAATATTATGAATATTATTGGGTTGGACCAAATGATTCAAGAACAACAGAAATTTGTAGAAAAAGAAAAGAAAAAAATCCATATACATTTGAACAAATGAAAAAGTTGGATCCACATCCACATATTCAATGCAGGCATAGATGGACAAGAAAATTAAAGAAAAAACTGCCTAAAAATACAAAAGTACAGATATTACAGCACTAAGACGCTTTATTGCGTCTTTTTTTATTTTTAAATCAAAATCTTATATAGCGAGGTGAGAAAATGGCATTATTTGAAAAGTGGGGCATTGATTTGCAACTCTTTGCAGAAAATTCAGAGGGGCAAAACGGTGCAACACCAAAACCAGAAGAACCTGAAAATCCAGAAAATGGAGCAACAGAAAACGAAAATGAAACAGAAACAAAGTATTACTCAGAGAAAGAAGTTCGCGAACTTTTACAAAAAGAGGCTGATAGAAGAGTTAGTGAAGCCTATAAGAAATGGCAGAAAGAGATGGAAAAGTTAAAAAAAGAATTTGAATTATCCAAGCTTTCAGAACAAGAAAGAATTGAAGCAGAAAAGAGAATGAAAGAAGAAGAACTAAAGAAAAAAGAAGAAGAGTTAAAAATGAAAGAACTCGATTTAGAAACAACCAGATATCTTGCAGAAAATCAGTTACCAGCTGATTTATTGGATTTGGTAGCACCTATTACAGATTTCGAAAAAAGAAAAGAATTTTTTGAAAAGTATAAGAAAACTATTGAAGCTGAAACTCAAAAAAGGATTAAAGAGTTCGAAAAAGGGGCTTTTAAAGCAACAACAAAACCAAATATTAATCCAGAACAAGATCCTGTAAAAGCAGCTTTAGCAGAGGCATTTTATAAAAAAACTTAGAAAAAAGGAGCGTGATATTAAATGGGTACAATTCAAGGTTTAATAACAAGTTATGATGTAAAGGAAAATAAGGTTGATGTTTCTAATGTATTGAGTCTATTACAAATGCCAGCAACACCATTGCTTAATAGAATAGGATTTGATACAAAAGCAGTTACTGGAACAAGACATGAATGGTGGGATGATGTTTTACCAGCATTAAAAGTTCCAGTTACAGCAGCCTATACAGCTGGTGCTGGAAAATTAACAGTCGAAGACGCAAAGAAAATAAAAGTAGGAAATGTGTTAAAAGTAGAAGATAGTATATATAGAGTTACAGCAATTAATACAAGTACAAATGAACTTACTATTGTAGTTGTTTCTTCTGATGCTGATCATGCCGCAGGTGTAGACGCTGAAATAATCAGTGATGCTAATCCAGAAGCAGATGAATACAAAGATTCAAATTATGAACCAAAAATAAAAAGATTTAATGTAACTCAGATTTTTGATGATTATATAAAAATTTCCGGAACACAAAAAGCTGTTCAACAATATGTTGAGGAAGATGTCTTTTTAGATGAGGTTCAAAGAAAACTCGAAAAAATGAAGAGAATATTGGAAAGAAGTGCATGGTTAGGTGTAAGAGTTGATCCAAGTGATAATTCAGCATCAAGAATGTTCGGAGGTATAAAATACTTTATTGATAATGAAGGAATAACAACAACCGCAACATTCTCAGAAGATAATTTCAATGCATTTTTAAAACTCATATATGATGCAAGCGGATATACAAATGAGGTATGGATGAATGCTTCTACCAAAAAATATTTCAATGCATTACATGCTGATAAACTTGTTGTAGAAAGGAACGATTCAACAGCAGGAAGATTAATTAATAGTTATCTTTCTGATTATGGAGAAGTAAAAATCAATACATCACCACATATCCCTGAAAATATGTTAATCGTTTTTGATCCATCAAAGGTTAGAATAAGACCTTTAACTGGAAGGCAAATGTTCTATGAAGAATTGTCTAAAAGTGGTGACTATACAAGAGGTCAAATTGTTGGAGAATATACCTTGGAATTTAGAAATCCAGATGTAGCAGGTATTTTCTATATCGTTTAGGAGGTGGATAATTAATGAAATTTGAAGTTTTAAAAAATGTTAGTCATATAATTATAGATGGGAAAGCTTTTAAAGTAAAAAAAGAAAAAAAGAAAAAAGTTGTGGATATTCCTGTTAAAGATCCAGAAAAATTTAAACATCCATATTTAAAACCACTGAAATGAGGTGCTTAAAGGCACCTCTTTTTTTATTGAGGTGATTTAAATGACTAATTTAGAATATGCAAGAAGATTAATTAATGATACAAATCCAAATGAACAAATATTTACTGATGAAGAAATTCAAGGAATTATTAATCAGTATTCTAAAATAAAAGTTTTTGAAGCTATAAGAGTGGATCTTGAAGGTAAATTATGGACAATAAACAAACATCATCTTGATGAAACTTTCACAGAGAAATTTTACAACGAGTATGAAGAAATTTCTGCAACTATAGATAAAATTACTGGCAATATCACAACAACAGAACCTCAAAATACCGTATATGTTTTAGTCAAATATATAATCTGGCGAAACGTTCAAGCAAAACTTTTAGAAATAATAGCTACTGATTTGCGCAAGTGGAATAGTTATAACATAAACGGTTTGAGTGAAAGCATTTCTGGTAGTAAAGATACTTTGTTGAGATATGCAAAAAGTTTATACGTTCCATTTGGAGTTGATCTATAATGTGGAAATTCAAAGACTTTACATACAAAAAAATCGAAAAAATGGATTTTGATGTTTTAACCGGAAATGATACAGAAAATATTACAGAATATATAGTAAAAGGTTATATAGTCCCTGTTTCAGATAACGATATTGCAGTTGGATTTAAAGCAGATAGTATGAAAGGATATTTTTATCTACCTGAAGATCCAACTAAAGATAAAGATATGATAGATGATTATAAAATCAATTCATGGATCTATTATGAAGAAAAGCAAATGTATGTTCTTGAACTCAGGAAGTGAAGAATATGAGTGATTTTAATATAAAACTTGATGAAAAAATTCTAAAAGAATTTAAAAAAGCTTTAAATGATAAAAGTGCTGAAATAATTGAAGAAATAAGCAATGCAATTGATGAAATAGTAGCAGAATTAGAACATAATATAACTTCTAGAATAGCCAAAGAACATTCGGATACAGGAAGATTATTACAGTCTATTAAGGGTATAAAAACAGGAAAAACAAAGGGTGAAGTTTTTACAAACGTTGAATACGCAAAATATTTAGAATATGGGACGACACCGCATAGAGCACCTTTTGATGCAATTTTAGAATGGGTTAAAAGAAAAAAGGTTGACTTAGGTCTTGATGATGACAGTGTGTATCCTTTTGCAAAAGCAATATGGGAAAAAATTGCAAAGTATGGAACAAAACCAACTTATATTTGGACCGAGGAAATAGAAAAAATAGAAGCAAAATTTATTCGCCGTGTTCGTGAAGCAATAAAGAAGGTGAGCGATAAATGAATTTTAAAATATTTGAGTATTTAAAAAATAATCTCAATTACACAATAAGTTTTGGCCAAGAAGTTAATTACAATACACTTGATGAATATTTAAAAGTGAGTTTTTCAAATATAAAAAAAGATGAAAGTGTGAGCAAAAACGAAATTGAATATATATTAACAATCGAAGGTTTCACGAAAAATCAAAATCCATATGCCCATTATACAATAGGAGAAAATGTTTTAAATATTTTAAAGCATAAGATCAAACTCAGTGATGGAACAATAATTGACATTGAACAACCTGTTGAAACTGAATATTTGGAATTATGGAATGATTTAAAGAAAGTCTTAATCAGAACAAAAGTAAAGGAGGTAATTTTAAATGGCTGATGTAGTAAGAAATAAAAGAGATGGGAAATTAAAAGTTATAGATGGTAGTGCAACACCTGTCATTGTAGAAGTGTTGTTTGCTGAAGGTGATTTCACTTATAATGATCCAGAACAAGCTGAACCAATTGTGATAAAAGATAGACAAGGTAATTTAGCTCATGTTAAAAAAGCAGATAAATTCAACGGCTGGGGTAAAACTACTTTTAGCTTTAAATATGTAAATAAGAATATAAAAGAAGCTTTATGTAATCCAGCAACAACTACAGCTGTTACTGCAGATGGAATTCCAGCATCATATCCAACAGTCAATATTGAATATGAAATATATGATCAGGATGAAACTACAGTTGTTGAAACTCATAAACTTTATAATGTTTATTTTGATCCTGGAAAAGTTCAATTCAAAGAAGGAGAAGAAGCTGACACAATGACAGCTGAAGGAATTATCTTCGGGAAATACGATGATACAGCACCAGGCAAGAGAAAATTCTCTGAAATAATTTAGGTGGTGATTTGAATGAAATATATTATAAATTTAACTGATGTTTTGGGAAATAGAGTAGAAGGTGTAAAAGTCGCAAGAGAAAGTGTTCTTCCGGCAACAATTACAATTACAGATGGAAAGTTTGTAAAAAATGATGTTGTTATTTTGGAATGCGAATTGAAAAATGCTGTTTTGCAAGAATATCAACCTGAAATTATTGAAACGGAAGAAAATTTTATACCCGCTGAAAATACAGAAGAAACAATTGAAAATAGCGAAGAAACTACGAGCGAGGGGTAATCCCTCGCATTTTTTATAAAGTGAGGTGATTAGATGTCTTATACATGGACGAAACGTGAAGCTGAATTAAAATTGATTCCATATACAGAGAAAAAAAAGCAAATAATAAATGTTGATAATATAAATTCAAGAATTGAAC